AAGGAGTACACTAATGAAATTCTCCACGGAGACATTCACACAGCAAATCAGCAGCTTGCAGGACTTGAATCGAGAGATCAGGCTAAAACTTTCATATATGCCTTCCTATACGGAGCAGGAGATGCAAAACTTGGAGCGATTGTCGGGGGAAATGCGCGTACTGGCGCTACGCTTAGAGCAAGATTCCTTGATGGTCTCCCAGCACTTAGGACTCTTACAGAAAGAGTGCAAAGAGACGCTGAGAAAGAAGTTCTTGAAGGACTAGACGGTAGACTACTCCATGTCCGTAGCACACACGCTGCACTTAACACTTTGTTACAAGGTGCTGGTGCTATTGTTATGAAAAAAGCATTGACAATACTAGATGAGTATGCTAAGCTATGGAATCTAAATTACAAGTTTATAGGTAACATCCATGATGAAGTCCAGTCCGAAGTCTCGCCAGAACAAGCAGAAAAGTTCGGAAGACTCGCAGTCAGTTCACTACAAGCAACTGGAATTGCCCTTGAACTTAACTGCCCCCTTACAGGAGAGTACAAAGTTGGAAGAAGTTGGGCAGAAACACATTGAACACAACTGCATAGATTGTGGTGTTGTTTTAGAAGCTGGTGAAAACTGGGAGTTTTCTTACAAAAGATACGCCAAGTATCTATGTAATGAGTGCCACAATGAGAGAAATAAACTAAGGATGTTTGTAAACGGTAAATATGTATCCAACAAACATCCCCTACACAAACCCGGACACTACAAAGGTTTTACCGACGCAGCCTTTAGTTCTCTACAGAACTATGAAGACTCTAAGCAAGGCCAAGTGTACGTGATACGCAACCCAGCTTTTCCTAGCTGGTGTAAGGTAGGTATGGCTGTTGATTCAGAGGACAGGCTGAAGCAGTACCAAACAGCCTCACCGTACAGGGACTACGTTCTTGTTGCAGCATGGGATGTTGAGGACAGGAGGGAATCTGAGAAGCAAGCCCATGCTTTGCTGGAGAAGCATTATGAGCGCCGTGGTGAGTGGTTTGTAGCCTTCAGTGACATGGCAGCAGAGAGACTAGAAGGTTTATTTAATAAGGAAAGTAACGATGACTAAGACAATACACACACTTGTTGATGACATCTATAGTCTAGTAAAGACTAAACGCCCTGAAAAGGGTGTGGACGCTGAAGCAGAGATTGAAAACTTTGGTGAAGCTGTCAAGGACTTAATGCGTAAAGAGTTTACCAACCGTGGTGGCTTTGATGCGCGTAAGCTGCGTATGTCCAACGTGGGCAGAGACGATAGATACCTTTGGAACCACTACAATAACGTAGGGCCAAAGGAGCCAATGCAGCCCCATAACCTAGTCAAGTTTCTGTATGGTCATTTGATTGAGGAGATGCTGCTGCTACTGGTCAGGCTATCAGGACACACAGTTAGCCATGAGCAAGCTCAAGCTGAAGTAGAAGGCATTGTGGGTAGTATGGACTGTAAGATTGATGGAGTTCTAACTGATGTCAAGTCAACAAGCAGCTACGGGTTTAAGAAGTTCAAAGACGCAACGCTGGCTTTTGATGATCCTTTTGGTTATATAGCGCAGATTAAAGGCTACGCTAAGTCTGAGGGTGACACACAGGTAGGATGGCTTGCAATGGACAAGCAGAATGGACACCTAACTTATCTGAAGTATGACCTAGAGGACACTCAAGCGCCTGTGTACGAGGTTCTGAAGGAAGATATTGTAGATAGGATTATTCATATCAAGGAGATGGTAGAGCAGCCAGAGCCGCCTGATTTTTGTAATGAACCTGTCCCTGATGGTAAGTCAGGCAACATGAAGCTGCCTATAGGCTGCTCTTACTGCCATTTCAAACATGCTTGCTATCCAGAGCTACGTACATTCCTGTATTCCACAGGCCCACGATACTTGACAGAGGTGGCAAATGAGCCAAAAGTCCAAGAGATTACGTAGAGACAGTATCTATAGATCAGGTCTTGAGGCTTCATTTGCAGCCATAGCACCAAAGCGTAAGTTTAATTATGAACCATTTGATGTCCCTTACACTATGCACAGGAAGTACAAACCAGACTTCGTGCATAAGCGCACAGGGATACTCTTGGAACTAAAGGGCTTCTTTAGGACAGGCGATACCATGAAGTACAAGTCTATTAGGGACTGCATAGACACAGAGCTAATCTTTGTGCTTTCAGACCCTAACAAGAAGCTACGCAAGGGCGCTAAAATGACTATGGGGCAATGGTGCGACAAGGAAGGCTTTAAGCACTACACATTAAATGAATTTGATAAGTTGATGAAATATGTTGACTCACAATAAATACAACTTGACAATGGATGAGATTAGGGAGAAGATATTGGACAGGTATGACCCTGATGATCTTATTGAATTTTTAGAACTGACTAGTCAAGAAATACTTGACAGGTTCGAGGACAAGCTGATTAACCGCTTAGAAATGTTTGAGGAAGAATTACAAGATGACACAAGACCAGACAGAGAAGAAGGAGAAGAAGAATATGACTATTAAGGACATGACCAAAGAGGAATGGGATACTCTCAGGGTTAGGGAAAATGTATCTGACTATGTAGTAAGAGACTCTAAGTTCCAAGTTCAGTGGCTTGATGATGAAGAAGAAGACGTACCAAATGAGCATCCTGTTTTTGGAGAGACATTTGACGTACATCATGCTCCGGTTAAAGAGGACATGGTGAACAGTCCTTCACATTATACACAGGGGAGCATAGAGTGTATTGACGCTATGCAGGCCATGTTGTCTGAGGAAGAATTTATAGGTTTTCTTAGAGGTAACTCTTTCAAATATCGCTGGCGTATGCGCGACAAGAGACAAGCTGTTCAGGATTTAAGAAAGGCTCAATGGTACGAGAAAAGACTTAAAGATATTTTTGAAAAGATGAGTATTCCAAATGCAGTATAAGACAGGCACCCAAGACTACCTTGGGATTACTATAGACTACGAAAGAGAAGCAGAGCTAAACGACTTCTCACTGAATACTCTGAAGGACAGGTACTTCTGGGAAGACGAGACACACGCACAGGAAGCCTTTGCTCGTGCATCGGTGTACAGTGCTACCTACCGTGGCGTCACTGACTTTGACCTAGCACAGCGCCTATACGACTACGCCAGTAAAAGCTGGTTTATGTTCAGCACACCCCTATTAAGTAACGGAGGAACTACTCGTGGTTTACCTATTAGCTGCTTTCTTAATTTTGTGCCTGATTCCAGAGGTGGTCTATCGTCTCACTATGATGAAAATATTTGGCTTACTTCCAGCGGAGGTGGGCTTGGTGGTTATTGGGGCGATGTTCGCAGTAACGGTGTATCTACTGCTAATGGGAGCCAATCAACTGGGAGTATTCCCTTTATGCATGTAGTTGATAGTCAAATGCTGGCTTTCAATCAAGGAGTAACAAGGAGAGGTGCTTATGCGGCGTATATGGACATCAATCATCCAGAGATTGAAGAATTTATTGCAATGCGAAAGACTACTGGTGGTGATCTCAATCGTAAGTGCCTTAACTTGCATAACGGTATCGTTTTATCTGATGAATACCTATATGCGGTAGAGCATGACTTACCTTGGCGTCTAATTGACCCTAAGTCTAAACAGGCAGTCAAAACTATCTCAGCTAGGGATTTGTGGTGGCAGCTAGTACACACTAGAGCAGAGACAGGTGAGCCGTACATTGTCAACACAGACCGCTGTAATGAGTACCTACCACAACAACAGAAGGACTTAGGACTTACTGTGCGACAGAGTAACTTATGCTCTGAGATTACATTGCCTACAAGTGAGGAACGTACAGCAGTTTGCTGCTTGTCTAGTGTTAATTTAGAATACTTTGATGAGTGGAAAGAGGAAGAAAACTTTATATCAGACCTAGTTACCATGCTAGACAACACACTGGAGCATTTCATTGACAATGCAGTAGACGAATATCCACACAAGCCTGTGGACACACTAGAGGAGTTTATGGGGTATGTGGGACAAGACAAAACAGGGTTTGCAAAAGCCGCTTACAGTGCATATAGAGAACGTGCGATTGGCCTTGGTGCAATGGGCTTTCATAGTTATCTTCAACGTAATGGACTCTCTTTCGAGGGAATGTACGCTGCCAGTTTTAACAACAGAGCCTTTAAGCACATCAAGGAAAGAGCTACAGAAGCTAGTCGTAGCTTGGCTGGATCTAGGGGTGAAGCTCCTGATATGGCTGGCAGTGGTCTTCGTAACTCACATTTACTTGCTATTGCTCCTAACGCCAGCAGCAGTATTATATGCGGTGGAACTAGTCCTAGTATTGAGCCAACGAGGGCTAACATATTTACGCACAAGACTTTGAGTGGAAGCTATCGTGTAAAGAACAAGTACCTAGAACAGTTACTTGAAAGCAAGGGTATAAACAATGAGAAAACATGGAAAGATATTTCTGCTGCTCAAGGGTCTGTTGAAGGGCTTACGGCGCTATCTGAAGAAGAAAAGAACACCTTTAAGACCGCACCTGAGATCAATCAGATATGGGTCATAGAACA